TAATATTCTCAGTTGGAATTTTGCTCTTAGGTTGGCTGATGTATATGCTGAGGCGGAAGCCGCATATGTTAATCCGGAGACAGGAAAACTTACGAAGGTTAAGGTCAGCCCAAAGGACGTACCGAAAACTAAGTCCAAGCTGGCAGTAAATGAGAGGTTAGCTTATGGTCCCGATGACCTAATAGGAGGGGGTATAGGAGGATCTCCTCTAAGGCCTCGACCGCGTATAACAGGCTGGCAAGATTGGGATCATGACGACCCTGCTAGTAATAATGGCAAGGGAAAGAATGGGCGTGCAGCTGCTAAGGGAAAGGCGGAGAAGAAGCTTAAGGATAAGAATAAGAAGCATAAGTGCTTCGAGTTGCAGATGGTAGGAGATCCTGCCTACTTAAGCGGATTAAATGCGCAAATAGTTGGATTCGGGGTTTTCGATGATAAGTATTTTCTGGAGAGTGTTAGTCACGACATTGATAACAGCGGTTACACTTGTAAGTTGAAAATGAGGAAAGCGATCTCGGAGTATTAAAATATGCCTGATTGGGACAATGACATGTTAGTGTTTCCTCGCGATAAGACCGGGCGGGACTCGGAGATTCGTAACTCGAATATTAAGGGTAAGGTAATCGACAGGAAGAAGGATGAGACGGGAGTATTTGTGCGGGTTCAGTTGTTAGACCGGGAGGGGCTAATTACCCAGTGGCTCCCAGTTATGCAGCCAATGGCTAGTACTTCTAGAAAGTGCATAGTGCCAAAAATAGGGGCGGATGTAAATGTTAACATGTTTACTGATGGTGACGGGAGTGATGGTTGCGTCAACGGCTCCTTTTATAATACAGGTAATCCTCCTCCTGATGGAGATATAGACGCGGATATTGCGGAATACCCGGATGGGACAGTTATTGAGTACGATGAAATCTCTAGCACCTATCGAATTGATAGTGTTGGTCCTATTAATCTTAGGACTAGTAGCAACGTTAATATCAATGGTGTTAGCATAACCATAACTGCCAGCGGGGCTATGATAATACAAGGTGCTACTGTTACAATAGAAGGGCCTACTACTATTAATGGGAACCTAATAGTTAATGGGAATATTGAGAATACTGGCGATATGATGACAGACGGAATACACTTGGATCATGGACGAAGCATGCCTCACGATGCGTAAACTATGAGCTTACTAGGAGCATATGGAGCATTAATTTTTGAGTGTAGCTCACGAAGAGTTCACTCCTATGAGGCCTTACGGGTAGGTCAGTCCTCGCGTTGGGCGCAGCATGATGTGCACCTAGAGATGCCTATATTAGAATTTAGCGGTCCGGGATTAACCGAGGTTAACTTCCGCATGAACTTTAATAAGAGTTGGGGGTCTGCCCCTATGGCTTCGATAGTACTATTGCGGGAGTATTGTCGACAGGGATTAGCTGCTCCCCTAGTAACAGGACGCATACCTGTGAGCTATTCCTCCTTAAATTTGTTTGTTTGCACGCAGTTAGGAGAAGAGCATAAGTGGTATGATGGTAATGGTAGTATTTTCGGGGCGGCTATCGATGTAACCTTGAAGGAGTATCGCGTTTTATTATGAATAGTCCAGTTGGTGATATAACCTTACGGAGTGCGGATACTGGTGAAGCTGTACCCCAGACAAGTAATGGCTGGGTCGACTTTGGAGCTACTGGGGAAGCTGAAATTTGGCAGTGCATAAAGTATATACTGTTAACATCGGTTAGGTCAGTAGTAGAAGACAGGGACTTTGGTATGGACTTTACTATGATAGATAAGCCTATGAACATAGCCCAGCTACTACTGACCCAAGAGATACTTATGAAGATTAATTTGTTTGAGCCGCGTGCTAGGTTTGATGATGTCGCTTATTCAGGAAACGGAGTTGAAGGGCGGCTGGAGCCTAATATAACCGTTAAATTACTAGTGACTACTTAATATGGCTATTCCCGATTTCCCTCCTGAATGGTTTCCTCCGCTACCGGGAACTCCCGGTAGAGGTCCGGTTATAACTGCTATTGCAGAGGGTGACCCCTTATTTGGTTTTGACTCGTCCATAGTACCGGATATCGATTTTGCAGTTAAAGATGCCTCACAGATACAAATAGATGTTATTAACAGGTATGAGCAAATCTTTTACTTGCAGACGCAAATAAAGAAGACGCTAGCTAGGGGAGATCCAGTTAGATTATTCCTACTATCGATCATCTATCAACTGGCAGTTCAGCGGTCGATAGTTGACTCAACTGGTAAACAGAATCTGATAAAATATTCTGTAGGACCTAATCTCGATAATCTGGGGGCCAGATGGGGGAATAGAGGAAAGAGGGCTGCTGCTAAGAAGGCTAAGACTGTTCTCCAATTTACCCGTACTGATAGCACTACTGTGGAGATTGTTCCTCAAGGGACTATAGCGCAAACTAACGATAACCATCAGTTTGAGACAGATTTACCGCTAATACTAACTATAGGAGCGCTAACAGGGGATGTTGGTGCATCTGCACTGAACCCGGGTACTGAGTATAATGGGTTCGTGCCGGGGCAAATTAATTCAATTGTTCAGACGGCGGTGCCGTTCTTAGCACAAGTTACTAATACAGTTATTAGTAGCGGAGGTGCTCCCATTGAGCCGGACTCTCGTTTGCGAGCTAGAATCTGGTTTGCTCCCGAGAGCTTTTCGACAGCGGGACCGATGGAAGCTTATGAGTATTGGGCTGGCAGTGCTAATACGCTTATTATCGATATCTCAGCATACTCTGCACCCGCAATAGCTGGGGAGGTGCATCTATATGTGCTAATGGAAGGGGGGCGGCTTCCTACTCAGATAGAGTTAGATGAAGTATATACTATTTGTGATGACGAGAGGATCAGGCCCTTAACTGATTATGTATTTTCAGAGGTCCCAACGGTTATACCTTATGATATAGGAGCTTACTATTACATAGGTGAAGAGGATGCCATTTTTCTGGATAGTATTCAGGCTAGGGTAACGGAAGCTCTGGCAGAGTATATCTACTGGCAGCGAACTAAAATAGGCAGGGATGTTAACCCTAGCCGTTTTAGTCAGTATCTAATGAATGCAGGGGCTAAGTGGGTTAATATTCCGACGGCTCCTGATACGGTGGTGTTAAATCCGGGTCCATATTTTTCAAAGGTTAATAAGCGATCGGTGGCGCAGGAAGTTAATGTTAATTTAGTATTTGGCGGTATTAGCACGGAAACAACTCCCTATAGGCTGCCAAGGCGGATGTAATGTGGCGCACAATAGACTTACTACCTGATTCATTGGCCAAGTGGGAGTTGCAGGAGAACTCTCAGACAGGCCAGATGGAGCGAGTCTATGTAGGGGACCCTCAGGTATATGCAGCATGCGAGGCTATCGATGCTGAGCTAGAGGCTATCTATGCAGACATACCAGCTATCTCATTTTGGCCTAACGTAGAGCAGCAAACTGGGACGATGTTAGATATTATGATGTGGGAAATGCACGTCGATATCTGGCAGAACTGGAATCCCTCCCTAACTGATGATGATAAGATAGGTCTAATTAATGAAAGTATAGAGTGGCACCAGTATAAGGGGACTCCTTGGGTAGTTAGGAGAATGATCGATCAAGTTTTCGGACCGGGAGTAGCGGTACTAACTGAATGGTATCAGTACCGTAGTGGAGGTTTTGATGGACCAGATAAGCCTCCCGGTAACTTGGTACCGTCAGACCCCTCGTTACCAGTGGGGCCTAATCTACGCTATAAGTTTAATATAGCGGTAGGTGATATGACCGCTGAACAGTTAGATATTCTAGTTAGATCAGTTAATGCGGTTAAGAATTTGCGCTCGTGGATGGACGAGATCTCCCGACTACGACAATCTAAAATGCAATTATATGAGGGAGAGCATAGGAGAATACGCACTAGAACTAAAATACATATGTCGCAGAGAATTTCTCCTTTTATCCAAGGATTAGACTACTTTGGGGTAGGTACCCACAACAGATACATTCACGTAATTGGCGCTCCCATTTTTTAACACCAGTTAACCAAGCACTATGGCATTATTCCAGAATCAGCAATTAACCGAGGTTGGGCACGACGCTTTATCGGTGGCGTTAGGTGGGGGCACTCTGACTTTTTATAAGTTACAGGCGGGTAGGGGCAGGATGGTTGACGATAATGACGATAGTGAGTTAATGGGTAGGACGCAGTTGTATGATGCTGTTGAGGACTTCCCCATCGTCAATTATTGGATCGATGGTAAGGGACAAATAACTTTAGTAGGCCTATTATCTAGTGATACTATCGATGCGGATCAAGACGGGACGGGAGCTGGATTTAACCTTACTGAGTTAGGAGTGTTTGCGGTTATTACAGACCCCCCACCTCCTCCTGTAGGCGGCACTCCTTCTATGCACCAATCTAATGCTAGGAGACCCCACAATATACTAGTTAGTCCCGGTACCAGAGGGCCAAATGATATAGCTCCTCCGGTTCCGGGTACTGTAGTATTATACTCGTTATGTAATGCAGGCAACCAAGGAGACTATATTCCCGGTATGGGGGACGCTGGGTCTTCGGATGTAGTTAATACCTTTGAGGTCACTGTAGTAATTGATAGGGCTGCGAATGTTAATATTATCCTATCGCCGATGGAGACTTATGAGTGTAGGAATATAGGCGAGGGCACGGTAGGAGCAGGGGTTTATTCGCGTACTAACCCTCAGTCTCCTACCCTATTTGAATTTAAGCGGTTAGTGATGGGTCCCAGTATCGAGATCGAGGAGGACGCCGATACTGTTACTATCGGGGTTAAGACATTAGTAGTCGATCTAGACTTATTTGTAGATATAGGTGCCCCTGACATATTCCCTAATTTTTCTACCATTCAAAGAGCGCACGATTACTTGTTAGATTATCACATACCTTCCGATATAGTTGCTAGGATTAATGTAGGTCCGGGACGCTGGCTAGGCTCTACCACAAGCAATCTAAGCCATCCAGATAGTGAACAAATCACTATACAAGGGACTGTTGCACCTAACAAAACTGTTACTAGCACTACCCAAGCAGGTCCATTTGTTACTTTTAATGGTGCGCCGGGAACTTTTTCGGACATGAATATAAATGATGGTTGTTTATTCATGGACGCTACAGGAGGTGTTCCCGGTCAATCTATATGTGGTGCATGGAGAGTTAATACTGTAGCTGCGGATGGCAGTAATATACAAGTCTTTACAGGTTATCCTGCTGTCGATGTTAATGGCGCAGGCATAACAGGTAATATCATTTTTTTACGAAGCTATATAGGTTTTGCTCCTAACCAATCAGGAATTAGATCGGGTGGCGCAAGAATAAATCGCTTGTTTTTGTTTGGAGATAACACTAGTACAATCCCTATTTTTGCTATCACTACCTATGGCGGAAGAGGTATAACACGTGTATTGGAAGTAGGTGTTAGCAATTGGACAGGTCCTAACTCTACAGGATTTCACTGTCCAGCAGGCGCGCGAATGATAGTTGATAGATCGGGAGCTTGTATAGGAGAGTTAGGGGTTTTCGCTTCTGGTTCAACCTTTACTGGAGAGGGAGTTTATTGTCACGCTAATAATACTACTGGTTTCTCTTTTAGTGGTAGTTGCAGTGCTACACTAACTACTTGTGGTGCTTTTGGTAATGGAATTAATAATGTTGCCGGAGGAGATGGAATAAATTGCACCAGTTTAGCTTGGCTCTTCTTTGGTACTGTATGGTGCGGTCGAAACACTAGGTATGGAATTTGGGTAAATAGTCATGCTCTGGCAACCAGTTTTGGTGGAGGATGGTTTCAGACTAATACTAGCAGAGATGTATTTATAGAAATGCTTTCAATGCTAACTAGAGCTACAGGAGCCGCGATGGTTATCGGAACTAACAATTGGGTTTCGCAAACT